AAGCTTGGTAATGAGTATGTTAAGAACATTAAGCAGGAATTTCCCATTAAGATAGGGAATACCACTTATACAGTAGCCAAGGGAGGTTTGCATAGTACTGAGAAGCATAGACATATAACTGTACCAGAAGGATTTAGGTATGATGATGAGGATATCGGAAGTCAGTATCCTAATAGTATGGTAAAGTTTGAGATTTGTCCCCCTCACTTAAAGAAGACGTTCCTTCATCAGTATAAGGGCAAGATATCTAAGAGAATCTCATATAAGAAGACTGCAAAGGATTTGATAAAGGATGGTCAGAAAGAGAAGGCTCGTCCCCTTATGTCAGTTCAGGAGATGCTTAAGCTATGTCTTAATGGTGGTAATCTGAATTAAAACATAACTTTATTTGGTATTCTTAAAGCATTAAGAGAAAATAAACCATATAAAGGTTTGATTATAAAAGACAGCCTCCAATAAAAAATCGGATAAATTGCTGGAAACCCCTTAGTGAAAAGGGCAATCAGCAGCCAACCTACTGAATAGTATAAAAGTAAGTAGAAGGTTCAACGACTAACTGGTGAGTAGCTAAAACAATAAACCAGACACGAACATCCGACACTAGAAATAGTGATGATATAGTCTGAACCACAGGTATATATAAAGCTGTGGATATGAAGGATAAAGAGCCTTCATGATAACAAAATGGGTTACGGTAAGTTAGGACAAAGAGGCTCATTCCTTGAGTATCCGGAAGGTATGCTTAAAGTAACTATGGGGAATCAGATGGAGATTCTGATGCTTATAGAAAAGCTAGAAATGTCTGGTTTTCAGGTACTTAGTGGAAACACTGAAACATTGGTGTTTTAAAATTTGGTTAATTGCTGGGACACCCTTAGAGTCCTTAAGCTAAAACAAAAGAATGAAATATGTCTAAGTGTAAATGCTTAAAAATTAAGGAATTGGGCAATCAGCAGGGAAGCTCCGAACAGGAGAACCTTCAACGACTATCCCGGAAGGGAGTACTCTGAAAAAGAGGAAAAGCCAAATATTATACCATCTGTATAAAATAATACTACAGATGGTTTGGTAATTTCGTAAAATTTTTGTAAATTAGTAGAAATACTAATTATGAAAATAGAAGTTACTCAAGAAGTTCTAAAAAAATGGGGAGTTTATAAAATAACAAATATAATAAGCGGAAAATTTTATATAGGTTCCACTATAGAATCCTTTAAAAAAAGATTATCAAAACATATAAGTTGCTATTCATTATGGAGTATAGGATTAAGAGATACGTGCGATTGTCCTATCTTATATAATGCTCTGAAGAAATACGGAGTTGATAATTTTAAATTTGAGATTCTCAGGTGCTTTGAAAAAAAGAAAGAATCAAAAATATGTAAAAAGATAGCTAATTATTTAGAGGAAAAATATATAAATAGCTTATCTCCAGAATATAATATTTGTAGATTACCTACGCTGTCAGGCTGTCCAAATCTTGGTAGAAAATTATCGCAAGAATGGAAAGACGCTATAGCTAGTAAGTCTAAATTGTATAAACACTCAAATAACCAAAATATATATCTAAATAAAAAACAGCAAAATAAAGATTTAAGTTCTATATATGAAGTAACGAAGGGAGGTAAAGTGTTTAAAGGTTCTGCAGTAGATTGTTCACAATACCTTAACATATCACTTCCTATATTTTATTCCCCTTCTTCTAAGAAAAAATATAGAATTGTAAAAATTAAATCTCAAAAGAAGAAAATTAAAATATCAGATGGCAAAGATGTTAAAATTTTTAATTCTTTTGGCGAGTGTGACAGATTTCTAAATATGTGGAGAGGATTTACTTCTACACAAGTTGTTAATAAAAAAGATAGAATACTTGGTTATAAATATGAACTTTTATAATAAAGATATAGTCTAATCCTTAGAGAAATTTAAGGTAGTAATGGATGGTATATCAGTTTATTATCCTGAGAGTAAACGTCAGGAGTTTCTTGAAATATGTGAGTGGTGGGAGAAGAAGGTTGGGAACTTTGAGATGGGTAAGTTGGAAGAAACCCCATTTAAGGAAGTATGGCAAGAATCCATCAATCACTATATTGCCAAGAAAGAGGATGGAGTGAAGAAGAAGGGTAGATTTGCCACAGAATTTGAACTGCACAAAAATAAGAGTAAGCGTATAATTCCTATGGCTTTAGAAGCTTACTTTATCAATAAGCAAGACCCTGCAGAGTTTATCAGAAGTCACAAGAATATATATGATTTCTGTATAGCAAAAAAGGCTACTGGTAAAATGTACTATGAAGAACAGTGGCAGGAGGATGGCAAGACGATGACAAAAACTCACAAGAAGTTAGTAAGATATTTTATCTCAACCAATGGAACTGTTCTGTATAAAAGAGGGTTAAACAATAACGGTGACCCCGTGAACAATCACTGTGAAGCAGAAACAGATATTGGACAACCTCTTGTGACGTATTTTAATAAGTTCTTTGAGAGTGATGATTATCACATTGATTATGACTACTATATACTGGAAACTTTAGAGAGAATAGATGCTATTGAGAAAACAAGAAAAGCAAAAGCATTTGTAGATTCTATAAGGAGTAAGACAGGAGGTAGTCAATTAAGTTTATTTTAAAGAAGGTAAGTTAGATGGTGGAATTGGTAGACACAGAGTTTATGGTTGTAATGCAGATAACAACTGGTCACGCAGCGAGATAGCGTACTCTTTCTGTTGCAGGTTCGAATCCTGCTCTAACTACAAAATCAATAGTATGGAATATATTATACCAAAAGAAAAATTAACATCAATAATATTTGATGATGAGAAAAATGAACTATCAATAAACTGGTGGACGGGTGGTCATGAGGGTGCCGTGTGTGGGATAGTAGTAAAAGCAGAGTTAGTAGATAAGAAAATATCTCCATATAGAGCACCTGTTATTGAACATGACCCAAACTATAATAATTCATTTTAATTTATAATTATGAAAGCAGAACCTAGCGTACTTAACCAGAAACTTAAAGAAGCTGGTTATAAGTTTCTTGGATGGCAGAATGGCTGGAAACACGTCTATTTTGATGAGGATGGAAACCAGACTACTGGAGATGTATCTAAGGGAGAAAAGCCAAAGAGAACATTTGGTTATACCAAGGAAGACTATCCTGAGTATGGAAATTGTGTAGACAGCGGTCACCAGCGTGACCATATATCTCACAATAACAGAGGCAGTGAGCATACTGTGAGCTGCGATATCTGTAAGATTTACTGGAAATACGATTCAAGTGACTAAAAACAATAATATGAAACAAATACTTTTAATTGATGAGTGTGGTTCCCCTGAGCACCAACTCATATTTACAACATTTCCCGAAGACAAGGAGGATAATTTTGTGTATATACAGATACATCTGTGTAAGGCCCCTTTCTGGAAGAGATTAATAAGAGGTATCAAGTATATCTTTGGTCATACGTCCAGATATGGTCACTTTGATGAGATGATATTTGACAAGGATGAACTAAAAAGTACAATAAACGAGCTATGAGAAAACTATTTCTTGATGACTTCAGAACAGTAACAATGGCCCAAACATATGCTCATCCTAGAGATAGGCATTTCTATAATGGAGAATGGGATATTGTTAGAAGCTATGATGAGTTTGTCAGATACATTGATAGAAATGGTATGCCTGATATGGTTAGCTTTGACCATGACTTAGCAGATGAGCACTATGCTCCTACTGGTATAAGTTATGATGAGTTTACTGAGAAAACAGGATATCATTGTATGCAGTGGATGATAAACTATATCGTAGATAACAAGATTAAAGAACTTCCACATGTTCTTATCCATAGTGCCAACCCTGTTGGTGCTGAAAATATAGAAAGATTGTGGGCAAACTTTATTAGACAATGGGACACTTTGAACGTTTACGTTATCCTGATGGACAAATATCTGCCAAATGGGTAGCTGGTCAGTATGACAACAATCCTCTTGCAAGGCGTAAGGGAGATAGTGTACTAAAACAACGTATTAACTCTTATGAGGATTTGTTCTTTGTCAGAGCTTGTGCAGATGTTCTTCAACATCAAGGAGTTGGTGGGTGGAGTCTTTTTATTCCATGTATGTTTGGACAGAGAAGTGATAGGAGATTTGTTAATTTCCAATCCTTTGATTTAAAGCTGATTACAGACATTATAAATGAATGTGGATTTGATGAGGTTGAAATATTAGACCCACATTCTGATGTTACAATGGCTCTGATTGAAAACTCTGCAAAGAGGTCATCCTTTGAGTATGTAGAGAAATCTGTCAAAGATGTAATGGAGAAACAGTTGCTCACTGATGGATATATGACCGATATTCTTCTGGTATCTCCTGATGCAGGTGCCTATAAGAAGGTATTTGAATATGGAGAGAAGCTAAATCTTCCTGTAGTAGGAGCCATGAAGCATCGTGATAAAGAAGGGAATGTTAATCTTCTCTTTAGTCATGATGTTACTGGAAAAGATTGCTTTATAGTAGATGACCTGTGTGACGGAGGATATACATTTATAACGCTTGGCAAAAGACTTAAAGAGTCAGGGGCTAGGAAAGTATACCTGTATGTAAGTCATGGGTTATTTAGCAAAGGTTTTGAGACACTTACTGCAGTAATTGACCACATTTACTGTACAAACTCTATCAGAGATGAACATGAACTAACACAAGATTTCCTCACTCAATACAAAATAATATGAGTATATTAAAGAAAATATTTTTCCCAACAGGGGAAAAGAAACAAGTTGATGGTTTAAGAAGTTGGACTGTAAGATGGACAAGCTATCGTATGCGAAGCGTAATTGCCGACCTTCAGGAAGAGGCCGAAGTCTTTATTAATCTGGAGGATGCTGAAGCTTTTAAAGAACAACTAATGGAGGCTTTTAGGTTGACAAAATCGACAGTAAGTATTATTTCAATCACAGAAAATAAACAATAATGGACCAATTTTTAAGACCAAATGCTATGTTTCTCCGTCTTTTATCAGATTGGAGAAAGTATGGCTCAATTACAGTGGGATTTGATTTTGACCAAACTGTAGCACCCTTTCATGACCATTCAGCTACATTTGATATGGTAATCCAGCTACTACATGAACTGGATGAGATAGGATGCAAGTTGGTATGCTGGACGGCTAATCCTGACCATTCTTTTGTAGAGAAATACCTTAGGGATAAGGGAATCAACCACATAGGTATAAATGTAGATGGTATACACTTGAGATATCAGACAAGAAAGCCCTTCTACTCTGCACTATTAGATGATAGGGCAGGATTAGATAGCGTCTACAGAGACTTAAGCTTATTTGTGTGGTATGTTAAGGAACATCATCTGAATCAGGAAGTTAAAAAGGTATCCTCTATCTTCAAAGAGAGAGTAAACTATGTTGTAAATCCTACTGGAAGACTTACATTAACTACCGTAAATATGCCATTTGTTGTAGAAGCATCTAATTTGGAAGAAGGAAAGAGAAAACTAAAGTTTCTTACCTCTAGTTGGATAAAGAAGCTCAATGGGATTCTTGAGGATGAGGACCCGTTCCAATTTGTTGAACAAAAACCTTGATGAAATAATCCAAAAAATAATGTTTTCGATATGAATCCTATTTTAATGACAGATGGATATAAGACTTCTCATAGAAGAATGTATCCTGAAAATATAACAAGGGTATATAGTAATTATACCTGTAGAAGTACTAAAAGAATGCCAAATAATTCAAAAGATATAATAGTATTTGGTGTACAGTATATGTGTAAGTATATCAATGATTTATGGAACAGAGAGTTTTTTCAGAAAGATAAAAGCATTGTATGTAAAGAAGCTAAAGAATACTTATCTTCATATCTTGGAACTGACTATGATATATCTCCATTTGAGGATTTGCATGACTTAGGATATTTACCAATAAAAATTAAATCTTTACCTGAGGGAGCTATTGTAAAAGAAGGCACTCCTATATTTACAATTGTCAATACTCATCCAGACTTCTTTTGGATAACAAACTTTTTAGAGACTCTTATATCTACAACTATCTGGAAGCCAATACATTCTGCATCTTTATCCCATGCATATAAAAAGATATTAATCAAATATGCAATAGAAACTGATAAAAATAATATACAATTTGTAGATTTTCAAGGTCACGACTTTTCTTTTAGAGGTATGCAATCTGCTGAATCTGCTATATCTTCTGGATTAGGTTTTCTGACATCATTTAAAGGAACTGATACAATTCCCTGTTTACAAGCTGCAGACTACTACTACAATAGTAAAAATGTAGGATTCTCTGTACCAGCAAGTGAACATAGTGTAATGTGTGCTCATGGAAAAAAAGAAGAAATAAATACTCTTAAATATTTAATGAATCAATACCCTACAGGCATTCTATCTGTTGTATCTGACACTTGGGATTTATGGAAACTCATTACTGAGTATTTATCTGCTCTTAAAGAAGATATTATGACTAGAAATGGAAAGCTAGTAATACGTCCCGATTGTCTGGATGATAAATCACAGATATTAACCCCTCAAGGTTGGAAATACTTTAAAGATTTAACAGAGACTGATTTAGTAGCACAAGTAAAAGAAAATGGTACTTACGAGTTTGTAAAACCTTTAAAAATAATTAATGAACCTTATGAAGGTGATATGTATGAAATAAGAGATTTTCATGGAAAAATTGACTTAGTTGTAACACCAAATCATAGGTTAGTTTCTTATAAAAATTCAAATAATTCTATTTCAATAAAAGAAGCTTCTGAATATAAACAAAATTATTGGGAATATAAAAAACTAAGAAGTCCTAAATCTCAAAGCAAAGGTAGAGAATTAACATCTTATGAAAGATTTTTAATTGCTTTACAAGCAGATGGTTGTATTAAATATGTAAATAAAGATTTAAGTACAAGAGTGGAATTTAATTTTCAAAAAGAAAGAAAACATGATAGACTTCTTGAAATACT